TTACTGATCTACAAAAGATCAATCCTTCAGCAATAATTGAACTATTTACTTTGACTACCGATGCAACATTGCATGGTTCTGCTCAGACTTATAGATTTCATAACGGAACAAGTTTAAATGCTAACGGAGATATTATCTGGGCTGGTAATCAATATTTAAAAATGCCGATACAGGCAGAAGGTTTTGCTTTTCAGAAAGGTCAACTTCCTAGACCTACTTTAACTATCAGTAATGCTCTTGGAACTATTACAGCTATCTTGTTAAATGTTAATCAGGTAACAACAGGAAATGATTTAACAGGAGCTACTGTTACTAGAATTAGAACATTGGCACGTTATATTGACGCTGTTAACTTTCCTACGACAACAACCAGCACTACGACTACGACAACGATTGCTGATCCTGCTGATGCTGAATCCGTAACTTACACAGTAACAGTAGTAAATGTAGGCGGTTCTAATATTTTTGCAATTAATGGTTCTAATAATCCTGTTCTTACAATGAAACGTGGATCTACATATACTTTTGATGTCTCTGATAATACAAATGCGACACACCCGTTACGCATAAAATCTGACGCTGGAGGAGATGAAACAGTAACAGTAAACGGAACACAAGGTACTTCTGGTGCAACTGTTATCTATCAACCAGGTTATCCTACTGCTCCTAGTGATTTAAGATACTATTGCTCAACTCATGGCAATAGCATGGGTAATACAATCACGATGAACAATCCAAGTACAACGACCCAAGATACAACCACAATTACATCTCAACAGGTAAATCCATTAGGAACACCAGATCCTACAGCAGAGTTTCCGCAAGAAATTTATAAAATTGATAGAAAATCATCAGAAAATAGGGAAGTAGTTACATTTGAACTTGCAGCAGTATTTGATCTTGCTGGCATCAGAGCACCGAAAAGACAATGCACCAGAACTGAGTTTCCTTCAATTGGTACGTTTATAGCATGAATTGGAAAGAAGAAGCACTTGTTCATGCGAAAGACCAAGATCCTAAAGAGTCTTGTGGCTTATTGTTAAATATTCGAGGAAAAGAAAGATACTATCCTTGTCGTAATTTATCAATGACAGACCATCAATGTTTTATTCTTGATCCAGAAGATTATGTAAAAGCAGATAATACTGGAGAGATAACAGCTATTGTTCATAGCCACCCTGTAACACCTCCCACACCTAGTCAAGCAGATCAAATTGCCTGTGAACGTAGTAATCTTCCGTGGCATATTGTTAATCCTAAAACAGAAAAATGGGGATATTATGAACCATGTGGATATAAACCGCCTTTACTTGGTAGACCCTGGGTTTGGGGTGTTACTGATTGTTGGTCTTTGGTAAAAGATTGGTACAAAGAAGAAAAAAATATTGAACTCAAAGATTGGGATAGACCTATAACACCAGAAGAGTTTGTTGATAATCCTTTATTTGAAAGTTGTGCTTGGAGAACAGGTTTTAGAGAACTTAGACCAGATGAAAAAACAATGAATGGCGATGCGTTATTGATGTCTATTGGATCTGCTGGTTTAAATCATGTAGCTATTTTTTTAGATGGAGATGTTTTACATCATTTAACCGATAGACTATCTTGTAGAGAGCCTTATTCTCAATGGTTATTAAAATGCACAGGAGGGAGGTATCGTTATGTTGCGTAAATTAAAGTTATATGGCGAACTTGCAGAGTTTGTAGGGCATAAAGAATTTGAAATACAGGTAGATAGTCTTGCAAAGGCAGTAAGTTTTCTTGTTAATAATTTTCCGCAGATAGAGAAATATATGAATCCTCAATATTATCAGGTAAAAGTTGGTAATTATGCGGTTAATGAGGAAGAAATACACCACCCAATAGGACAGAAAGATATACATATTGTTCCTGTAATAGCTGGTGCTGGAAGAGGTGGGTTAGGAAAAATATTATTAGGTGCTGCTTTAATCGCAGGTGCTTTTATTATTAACCCTGCTTTATCATTTAGTTTTAAAAGTGGTGTAACTGGCTTTGGTACTTTATCAGGATTCTCTGGTGCTGTAACTAAGGCTGCTGTATATCTTGGTGGTGCTTTAGTTTTATCAGGTGTAAGCGATATGCTATTTCCTGTTCCTAAACCACAAGAATTTAAGTCAGAACAAGACCCACAACTATCATTCAGTTTTTCTGGTACGCAAAATACATCAAGAGCAGGTACTCCAGTTCCAATAGTTTATGGAGAGATAGTAACAGGATCAGTTGTTATAAGTGGTGCTATTGATACTCAACAGGTACAGGCATGACAGACGCACCAAAAAATATTATTGGTTCTGGTGGTGGTAGTCCTCCACCTCCCCCTCAACCGACAAGAACTCCTGATACTTTACACAGTAGGCAGTTTGCTACTTTTCTTGATCTCATTTCTGAAGGAGAGATAGAAGGTTTTGCCTCTGCCTCAAAAGAAGGATTAACGAAAGGAACTACTGCATATAATAATGCTGCGTTAAAAGATGTATTTTTAAACGATACTCCTGTTTTAAAATCTACAGCGACTTCTGCTTCTCCAGCTACAACTGATTTTAACTTTCAAGATGTAACATTCAATCCTCGTTTTGGAACGTCAGACCAGACAAAAGTTGAAGGTATTGAAAGTAGTTCTTCTATAACAGCAGTAGGAGTTACTGTGACTCAATCTTCTCCAGTTACAAGACAGATAACAAACTCAAATGTTGATGCAATTAATGTAACGATTACTGTTCCTCAATTACAAAAAGCAACAGATCAGGGAGATTTGTTAGGTTCTTCTATTTCTTTAAAAATAGCTGTTCAATATAATTCTGGTGGTTTTACTGATATTATTTCTGACACAATTACAGGAAGAACTGCTGATGCGTACCAAAGAGATTACAGAATAAATGTTACTGGTTCTTTTCCTGTTGATATAAGAGTTACCAGAGTTACAGCCGATAGTTCAGATTCAAGTTTGCAAGACGCATTTCAATGGACAAGTTTTGCTGAAATTATTGATGATTCTAATACTTATGCTGATAGTGCCTATGCTTCTCTCAGATTGGATTCAATGCAATTCCAATCAATTCCTAGTAGAAAATTTAGAATTAGAGGAATAAAAATAAGGATTCCAGGAGCAGGTGCTAATAGTTCTGGTACACCTACTGTTAATAGTACAACTGGTCGTATTGTTTATCCTGATGGATATATTTTTAATGGAGTTATGGGTGCTGCTCAATGGTGTTCATGTCCTGCGATGGTGTTATTAGATATTTTGACGGACACAAGATATGGATTTGGTAATCATATAACCGATAGTTCTCTTGATTTATTCTCTTTTGTAACTGCAAGTAAGTTTGCAAACACGTTGGTATCAGATGGATTAGGAGGACAAGAAGCTAGATTTAGTTGTAATGTAAATATTCAATCTTCAAGTGAAGCGTTTAGTTTAATAAACGAACTAGCAGGGGTTATGAGATGTATGCCGATATGGGCTGCTGGTAGTATTCAACTTGCACAGGATAGTCCAAAAGATGCAAGCTATTTATTTAATCTTGCAAATGTTACATCTGAAGGATTTAGTTATTCGGGAAGTGGATTAAAAACAAGAAATACTGTTATTTCTGTTTCTTATTTCAATATGGATAGTAGAGACATAGATTATGAAGTTTACGAAGATGCTGATGCTATTGCAAAATTTGGAGTAATTATAAAACAGGTAAAAGGTTTTGCTTGTACCAGCCGAGGGCAAGCCAGAAGATTAGCAAAAGCTATTTTATTTGCTGAACAAAACGAAAGTGAAATAGTTGCATTTGCAACTTCTATAGATTCTGGTGTTGTTGTAAGACCTGGTGCTGTAATAGAGATAGCTGATCCTGTTCGTTCTGGTCTTAGAAGAGGTGGAAGAGTTAGTGCAGCAACAACAACTCAGGTAACTGTAGATGATTCTGCTGCAACCGATTTGCCAACAACAAATAATCCAACATTAAGTGTAATCTTACCTGATGGAACTGTTGAAAGTAAGTCAGTATCAAGTGTCTCAGGTGCAGTTATAACAGTATCTTCTGCCTTTTCTCAAACTCCGAATGTTAATACAATTTGGCTACTGCAAGATGATACAGTTCAAGCTCAGAAATTTAGAGTAATAACAGTAGAAGAATCTGATGGTATAAATTATGCAATTACAGCTTTATCTTATGTAAATGAAAAATACGCATTTATTGAAGATGGTGCAACTTTACCGACAAGAACAGTATCAATACTGAATCTTCCCAAAGATCCACCAAATGCTTTACAAGCTGAAGAAAAAATTGTTGAAATAAATAATCAGGCAGTATCGAAACTTATCGTTAGCTGGCAACCTATTGTCGGTGTTACACAGTATCAGGTTAACTACAGATTTAATAATGGTAACTTTGTTTCTACTACAGTTTCTTCTCCTGACTTTGAGATATTTAATAGTGATATTGGAACTTATGAGTTTCAAGTATTCAGTTACAATGCTGCATTACAAACAAGTGCGACCTCTGCTGATCTAACTTTCAATGCTATTGGTAAAACTGCATTACCATCAAATGTTACTGGATTATCTGCCGAACCAATAAATGAAAAATTAGTAAGATTACGTTGGAATTTATCTACAGATTTAGATGTTACTCATGGAGGTAGGGTATATGTCAGACATTCTCCTCTAACTAATGGTAATGGTACATTTTCTAATAGTACTGACTTGATACAGGCATTAGCTGGTAATACAACAACAGCAGAAGTTCCATATCTTGAAGGCGAATATATTTTAAAATTTCAAGATGATGGCGGTAGATTCTGTTCTGGAGAGACAAGTGTAATATTAGATTTACCTGATAACCAAGCTCCACTTATCACACAGACAAGAAGAGAAGATACCGATAGTCCTAAATTCCAGGGAACAAAAACTAATGTTGCTTTTGATGCAACTACTGACACTATAAACTTAGTTGGTGGCGGTAACTTCGATGACATTACAGATTTTGATGCTGTTGGCTCGTTAGATGACTTTGGTGGAATAGTACCACTTGGAACATATGATTTTGGAGGTACTGCTGGTGGAGATACTTTAGATTTAGGTGGTGTATTTAGTCTTGATCTAAAACGTCATTTTTTAACAGAAGGTTTCTATCCATCAGATTTATTTGATTCAAGAGGTTTGATTGATGATATTACAGACTTCGATGGAGCTACAGCTACAGAAGTTAATGCTGAAATGTTAGTAAGGGTTACGCAAGATGATCCATCTGGATCTCCTACTTATACTGATTTTCAAACTTTTGCTAACGGAACTTATAAAGGAAGAGGTTTTCAGTTTAGAGCAAAACTTACAAGTAATGATATTGCACAAGATATAAAAGTTTCGCAATTAGGCTATACAGCATCTTTACAGAGGAGAACAGAACAAGGTAATGTTACAGCAAGCGGAGCAAGTGCAAAGGCTGTTACGTTTACCAATCCATTTTTTGTTGGTACTTCTTCTTTGCTTGGAGCAAATACTAATTTACCCTCTGTTGGTATCAATGCTCAGAATATGGCATCAGGAGATTACTTTGAAGTAAGTAGTATTTCTGGAACGGGTTTTACTGTTCACTTCAAAAATTCATCAAATGCTTCGATTGATAGAAATTTTACATATCAGGCTGTCGGATTTGGCAAGGGATGATAAGATAAAATAAAATATCACGACAATGGCAAGAGTCAATAGCACAACAAAAGAAACAGGTAATAATTTTAATGTTGGTAATGGAACAGGAGCTTTAGTCCGTGCAGGAATAAATGATATTTTTTCGGCTTTAAGAACAATAAATTCAGCAAGTGGAGATCCTTCTGGGGATGCAAATGTTGTTCAATATCAACCTCATATAGATACTTCTTCTAACTTATTAAAAATTTGTACTTCTGTTTCTTCTGGAACTGGTACATTTACAACGATTGGAAATATCACACAGGCAAATTTAGGTCTTGCACCTTTAGCTGGTGCAACATTCACAGGAAAAGTAACTCATAATTATACATCCAGTTTAAACATACCCTCTGGTACAACAGCCCAGAGAGATGGAAGCCCTGCTGTTGGTATGTTTAGGCATAACTCAACATTAAATCAGTTTGAAGGCTATAACAATGGTGCTTGGGGTGCGATAGGTGGCGGTGCTGGAGCTACTGGTGGAGGAACAGATGAAGTATTTTTTGAATCGGACACTAATGTAACAACAGACTATACAATTACTTCTGGAAAAAATGCACATACTGTTAGCCCTGTCATAGATAGTGGCGTTACTGTTACTGTGCCTTCTGGCAGTTTATTTGTTATTCTTTAATTATGAGCTTAGAACTTTCTGGAACAACTGGTGTAAAAGGTGTAGCTGGATCAGTTTCCGCTCCAAGTATTGTTGGAGATGACACAAATACAGGTATAAGTTTCCCTTCTGCTGACACTATAAAGTTTTCAACTGGTGGTGTTGAACGTATGCAGATAACAAATAGTGGAGTTACTGGAACTGGTATTGGTGCAGGGAAAATTCTTCAAGTTGTACAAACACATTATAGTGATAGAGTCTCAAATACAACTGCTTCTGGTGCTGAATGGGCACCTTCACAACTTAATTGTGCTATTACACCCTCGGCTACAAGTAG